ACCGAGCTGTCGCCCTTGATTTGGTTCTGGATAATCTGGGTGACAACCAAACCGATATTCTCAATCGCCGATTCCTGGTCTACGTTCATGTACCAGATTGTTTTCGATACTTCCGGCGATTCCACACCCAAAGCGAGCCGAGTCTGGTCAAACATCACTCTTGCCCGTTGGGGTGTAATCGCGGAGTTGTTGCCGGGAACAAGCGGAGTGCTCAGGCGGCCCGGATAGGCGCTGCGCTGAATCCCCAGGAATGTCCCAACATTCGACTGCAACTGCATGTTGCCGATGCCGTTCAAGCTGCTTCCTGCTACGCCGGAACCTCCATCAACGATGAGCAAGTCGCCCGCAGTCGAACCTGCCGGAAGCGGAGTCGAAGGGTCACGGGTGATGGTGTTCGCAATCGCATCAACCGAGAGGATATCGAAACTTCCGCGTGCCGGAAGAACCAGGCTCGGAAAGACTTGAACGGTCTGGTTGTCGAAGAACTGGTTGGCGTTGTTGACGTTCAGGGTCGGGTCGCTCACCACTGAAGTCAAGGAGTCAAGCGTACCGCTGCCGTCTCCCTGAATAATGGCCTCGATTCCGGTCTGAAACTGCTGCTTCATGCGCTCCATTTGACGCGCCACATAGTTCTCTACCGCCTTTTCCTTTGATTCCGTGGCGATCTTTGCGAGCACGGTGTATTCAACGTTGAAGGCGAAATAGACCTGGTTGAGTACGCCGAAATCGGTTGTGATGGCCGAACCACGTCCCAAGTTCCCGCCATCAGGGTTAATTTGCCGCAACTTGCCGCCCGCCAGAAGTTCCAGCGGGATACGGTAAGAACGTGTAGAAACGGTTTCGAGTCCTTCGCTCTTGTCCTCAATCAAACCGATGAGCGTATCGTCCATCTGGTAGAGCAAAGGAACATCCGGTCGTACTTTTTCAAGCTGTAGCGCAATAGCCTCTTGATTGTTGCCTACTGGCATTGTCTAAGATGGGTCTAGGCCCATGTAACCTTTCTGCCGTCTAACAACACGGCTTGACGAAGATTTAGAATCATCGTCGTGGGAGTTTTCGAGCGGTCAACAAGTTTCATATTGGTGTTCATCCACTCGGGCGCTACCTTCTGAAGTCCTGGCGGCAGTTTCGCCGGAGCAGGCTTGCCGTTTGTCGGGGCTACTGTAGGAGCAGGTGTGGCCCCACGGCTGAAGGTACGCATCACGCGTTTGGCGGCTTCGCCTAACACTCTTTCCCACGCCGAGACCGCGAATCGTACCGAGGCTTCCTTGTCGCGCCGTTGAATGAGCAAATCCCTCTTGGCAATGAAATCCTTGTCCTTCAACATCGCTTGGTTGGCTTCCTGAATCACGTTCCGCATCAGCAGTTGCTCGTCGTTCGCATCGTAGTTTTTCCCTTTGATGTACGACTGCACAATCGCTTTTGCGGCTTTGTCAATTCCCTGGACGGATTCAGACCTGTAAGCGTTGTTAAAGACTTCGGTTTCCTGCTCGCTGCGGGAGCCTCGTTCCTTTTTCAGCGTCTCTTGAAGCCTCTTGTATCGCGGGTCGTCTTCTTGTTTCGACAGGTTCTCAATCTTGTCGTGCCAGTTGGCAATGGCATTCAGAATCTCTTTCGCCTCATCCGTTTTTCCGCTGTTGATGGCGTCGTAGACGGCCCTGAGTTGCGGGAAAAGTCCCCAAGCGGCATGTTCGCCGCTGATTTGTTTCGCCACTTCGCGCCGGTATCCCTCAGGGTCAATTTCCTTGTACTTCGAGAGTATGGCCGGAACGTGAGTGCCGAATGCTACAGGGTCTTCTGCCGCCAAGTCCGCAACGAACGCCGGGTCGCCATCCATAAACTGCTTGGCAACTGTGCTGAAGTCAGCGTTGTCGGTCTGCATCTTTTGTAGACCGGCTTCGCCGCCAACGAGGTCAAAGGTCTGCTTGAGGCGTCGAGCTTCAGGTATACCGCCGGGAAATTCCGTCTTGAAAGCGCGAAGTCCGAAGAACAAATCCTTTGCTGCTTTGTAGGCTTCAGGGTTGGTTTCCTTGAGCGCCTGAATCCCTTTTGGCAGCAGCCTTCCGTCACCTTCAGGTTCTCCCGGTTTTGCCGTTTCCTCTATGGTGCCGGGTTGTGGTGCAGCTTCCGGCTCTGCTGGTTCAACGCCCGGTGAGGGCGTACCAAGAGGTTCTACTTCTACCGTGGTTGGTGAATCCGCGATAGACGTTCCACCGCCTGCACCTTCCCCGCCCACACTTGGCGACGGTGCTGTGATGGTCGTTTCGTCTGGCATGATTTACTCCCTCGCTCCCCAGTTTCCCCGGTTAAGCCGGGCCGGGTGTCTGTGTTCCCGGAGGAGTCGAAACTTTTGGCGGAGGCATAGCAGCCATCATTTGCGCCATTTCCTGCTGCTGCACAACCTTCAAATGTTCCAAGATATGAAAGCGCACGTTCGCAAATCCGGTAGGATTCTCGCGCTTCTGTTTTTGACCTTCGCTACTGTTAACCCAGGTTTTCCCTGCTTCCGCTTCGGCGGCATTGTCATCCATCTCCGCGTCAATCGGGATGGAAGAAGTCATTTGCCCTGTAGACTGTAATTGCTGTGTCAAAGCCTCTACCGCGCCGTCGGGAAGCATCCCGCCGCCTCCGACATGCTGCGTTGCTTGTCCAAGTTCTTCCTGAAGTTGCGCGTATTGCGGATTTGGCGTTGGCGCTGACTTCAACATCTGATTTATTTCGTAAAGCTGCTTGTCTCGCGCCTCGGCAGCAGGAATTACGAAGTCTTCAAGGCCAATCAGCTTCCGAGCAAGCTCTACGTTGTCCGGTTCGGCTAAAATCTGCTCTAAAGCAGGATTTTTGTCCGCTATCGGAAGAATTTGCATGTAAGCAGCGCGTTTTTGCGAGAAACTCTCAGGGAAATTCTCATCGGAGTCGGGATAGCAGTAAATCTTGCCTTGTAGCTCCTCAATCCGCACTTCGGTCGTCTCGACATTGCCGGAATCATCCGGCACACCCATGGAAACGTCATCTTTCCTGTTTTTGGCTGCACAGCGGACGGCTTGCTCCATGATTCGCGCCCAAAACCGCTTGACTGCTCGCCAAATCAGGCCAATCCGTCCCATAGCCTGATCTCGCGCCATCCCATAGCCGGAAGCCGTCTCTACGCCTTTCATTTCGCCGCCAAACAGGGCGGGAAAAGCTCCGGTAAGGAATTGCATGACTGGCCCCATCAAATCCTGGGCGTACTGGAGCATGTCGGCTGAGACTTGCGCCGCCGGTTCAAAATAAAACGAATTGGAAAGAGCCTCTTGAGGATTTCTTGGAGCAGGATACCGCGCTCCGGGCATCGAACGCTGCCTCACTACGCCGTCAGCATCAACAATCTTGTCGTCAAACCACCCGGCAGGCTGCGTTTTCTCGTACACATCCTGCGTAATGTTGATGATGTCGTTGAAACGCTCTTGCACGGACACGGAAGAGTTGCCAATCGAGTTTCTGTATTGCCCGTCGCCGGGAAGCGGATGCAGAATCGCCCAGCAATCGTCCATGCTTTCGTTCCACGAACCTGTGTAAGTCCCTGAATCCGAGCGAACTCGGAACCCATCAGGGAAAAGTTCCTCCAATTGCGCTCGAATCTCCTCATTCTCAATCAGTTTGAACGCCGCAGGACGCATCCAGGTATTTTGACGTGTCACAAGATGCGACCAGCTCCCTACCGACTGGGTAACAAGTGAGACGCCCTGTTTGGTTGAGATTCTAGCCGTCCGTTCGTACACGTCCTGCCCCGCCCCGGAAGAACCCGTCTTGATTTTCTTCTCGTAGCCGGGTTCAAACGCCATCTTGGACACTTCATCCTTGATGATAGCTTCGTGGTATTCGTTGGAGTGCTGGAGATAGACGTAATCCTCGACACTATCGGCGGTAATCGGCACCTTCAACTCAAGTACGCCGCAAACAGAAATCGTTTCTCTTGGAGTTTTCGTCCGCTTATCTTCCTGAAATCTGGTGTAGGCTCCGATGCGCCCGTCGTTCCAACATAGAAACGCTGTCTCCGTCATCAGTTTTACCGCATCGTTTTCATGTTCGATAATCTTTCGCATCCGGTTGGCCGCCTTGGCAGTTTCAATGTCGGCGGCATCCGATGGATTCTGCGGCTCGAAGCGGACGGCGGGAATGTTCTGCGTCAGGACAGCCTGGATGGAAAGACCGAAGCCCTGATAGATGTTGGTGGTGTAGAGGACGGAGGAATCCTGTTGTTTCGCCGTGGTGCCAAGTCCGGCGCTACTCTGCCCCAAGACTTGCCAGCCTTCTGTCCTGTAATCCCAAGTGAGGTGCTGAAGTTCGCGCCAGAAGAAATGCTTTCTGCGTGTTTCCTGAATCTCCAGACGGCGAGAGTAGCGGTCTTCTTCAGTGAATTTACGCGCCAAGTCCAGAAGATTCGTTTTCAGGATTTCAGCTATGTTTTCGTTGGCCTCGCTGTTGTCCTGTTGAGGGACTTCCGGTTCCATACCATCAGTGGGATTAGCGGCCTGCACTTCAGGAAGTCCCACTAAGGTTGCGCCCACTAACGCCCCGCCATTCTGCGGTAGACGTGAGACTTGTGCTTCTTTTCCATCTCACGTCCTTTGGCCGTAATCTTCGAGCCGCGCATCACGCCCATGCGGTTCATCACCTTGTACGGAATATCGCTATCGGAGCCGTATTCCTTTTTCAGTTTCTTCTCCAGGAATTTCGGCATGTCGGTTTACCGCAAGTCCGTAATCGTAAGCGAGCCGTAGAGTGACGCAGCATCAATGATGTCCTGCGCTGTTCCCGTCCAGGCAATGTCAATGACCACGGTGCCCCCGCCTAGAGCAAAGGCATCGGCGCAAGCCTCGAACAAACCACTTGACCCCGACTGCACGACTTCGCCTTGTCCGTGAATCTTCGTGGTCGTGCCGGAAACCGATGGATTGCCCGGAGGCGAATCGAGATAGCAGTTCTGGAAGGCGGTAACGGATACGATTTCCTCGCTCAAGCCTTCTCCAATCGTAATCGGAGCGCCGACGGCAAAGGGCAAAATCTGTCTGCCGTCAGGCAGCGTCACCACACCTTGCACCAGCGACAATGTAGCTCCTACGCCTGCCGCTACCGGCCCCGAGAAAATCTTAATCGCCCATAACCCGTAATTGGCGGCTACAAACACCCCGGCAACATGGGACAGGACACTTCCGAGTTTTGCTCTATCCGTCATCTGGATTTTCCTCTCTTACTTCGCTGTCCAACCCGTGTTGGATGCTACTTCCCCGCCCAAGCCGTGTCTGCCGCGCCTTCTTTCACATACAGCGTCGTTCCCGCCCCGCCATTCGTCCTGAGATACAGCGAGCCTTGTGGCGCTGCTACGCCTGCACCTGCCGAAGGGTCAACGGCACCGGAAAGAACCACAACCAAACTCGACAAACGAATATCCGCCGTGCGATAGGCCACAGCAGGAAAGCCGTCTCCGGCAGCGTCAGCCAGGTCAACACCATAATCGAAACCCGAATTCGGAACGCTATTCCTGTTTCTGACCTTGAATGCCGCACCAGCCTGCGTAACGGCAGAATCGCCATCACACCAGGCCACCACCGCTCCGTTGGCATCTACCGAGCCATCCTCAATGCTTCCCAAGAGTGCGCCTTTAGGCTGCGTGGCGGCACCGGAGCCGGTGATGGAATAAGCGCCTCTCACGCCAAACAGGTAATCTCCGGTCTTCGTGAGAGCATCGCCGTGCAGGTTCCCCATGATGGGGCCAAGCTGCGCCGTGTTGGGGTTGTCCTTCCCGGCTCCGGCGTCAAGCGTCAAATCAATCGCTACCGGCTGATAGGAGGCTGGCCCGCTATAAGTCGGGCTTTGTCCTTGCGTCCGCAAGTCGGTTATCTGGATGCTGGGATAAAGCGCCTGTGCAGCAGTGATGTTCGCCGCCGTCCCTGTCCAGGAAGCGTCAATCACTACCGTTCCGCCACCCCGGTTAAAGCAATCTAGACACGCCTCAAACAGCCCGCTCGACCCGGACTGAATTATGTCGCCCTGACCATGAGCGAAACTTGTAGTCGCTGAAACCGAAGGGTTCCCCGGCGGCGATTCAAGGAAACAGTTTGAAAACGCGGTCACCGCTACCGTTTCGGCAGACGTTCCCACCCCAATGGTTATTGGCGCTCCGACCGCAAACGGCATCAAAGTCTTTCCGTCCGACAATGTAACTACGCCTTGAAAGAGCTTCATCGTTGCCCCTGCGCCCGCTGGTACCGGCCCTTTGGCAATCTTTATTTGCCACACCCCGTAAGCTCCGGCGTAATAGACCCCGGCCAACTGCGTCAATACACTCCCCAACCTGGTTCGATCCGTCATCTGGATGTTCCTTTCAATAGTTGAATGCCTTCAATGCGAAGGGTACTGCGCGTGCCTGCCTTCCAAACTGCGGGCCATACCGGGCCTCGAAGAAATCGAATGAGCAGCGCCGCCACTCCATCCCGGCACGGCGCAAGTAATAGATAAGTCAGCGAATAGAGAAACTCTTGCCCAGTAGGAGCATGATACGGCCCCGGCTGCCAGAACGGGTTAGATTGCTTCGCCAAGACTCTCCATGCCTTCCCCCATCTCGTTGTCAGGCCGCTCGATCTCGCCCTGCTCGGCCATCTCGCCAGGCAAGTCCTCTTGCGCCTTGGCGTGTGCTTCCTCGGCGCTAGCGTGATCCATCGAATCTACTTGCTGCCCTGCGGCGTCATGGTGCGTATGTGTCGAATACCGCCCTCCGCCGTGATGGGCTATCTCCACCTTATGCACGCCAGTCATGGTGTGCGGCTGGGTAGGCTCGTTCACAGGCTTCTCCAGGCTCACTCCGTCACCCGGCTTGTGCGCCTCGATCGTCTCCTTCCCGCCCGCTCCTGCCTTTGGCTTCATGGGTGATAGCTTGTTCTTGAGGTGCCCTGAGACGTACTTCCCATCCACGTTAGGCATTGTTCTTCTCCACCCGCTTCTCTAAGATTGCCGCTGAATCAGGCTTAACCTCTACATCCATAAGACTTTGCGCCTCTGCTGCCGCCCTGATTGCCCGCCAGGCCCGCGAACCTAGCCATACACCTCCGAATTCACCACGCTGACTGGGGCTACCAGCCGCAGTCGGCCCGCCGACATTCGGATTCTCTAGCGCCTCTACTCGCTCACTTAACAGCGTCAAGATGCCTTTGAGCGCATCCACTTGCGTCTGCTTGGCGTAGCCAAACATCATCGCACGTCCACCGGAATCCGTATCTTCCTACAGGATACTTCCTCAATGTCGCTGCGCTCCTGAATCATCGCTAGAAACACATCATCACGCTCATACAGCATCGGCGCGTGCTCACGTCCCTCTTCCAGCATCTTTAGAATCTCTACTGTCTCATCCATCGCATCCGCCCGTGTTGAGGGTTGCCATCCTTGCCTACTCGCCTATCGTGCTCTACTATAAGCCTTTGGGCGTATATCGCCCTTTGTGTCGGTTCTACCACAGTTGCCACCTTCGCCCTAAGTACCTCAGTCCACGGCGTATGCGCCTCAGATAGCATGGATTTCAGGCCATATCGCGCACTGTCATACGCATCGTCGCCAAGCTGCCCTTCGTCAGCATCCATCTTCAGCACATCCTCTTGATTAGCTTCGTCATGAATAAGTGTCGGCAAGCACTCAATCAACTTCTCGCACGATGGGTCAATCGTCCAGTAGTCGGCGTCCAACATCTGGTACATTAGCCTTGCGCCGCCGATCCGGTCGTTATCCGCCTGCGCTGGCCTCGGCATCTTAAACGGCCTTAGCCCTTCGTCTATCTGCTCGGCCACCGTATTCTGCGCGCCGCGCTTGGCAAAGGCATCCGGCGAGAGGAAGATAGCCTTGACGTTCTCCCCGATAGATAAGCCTCCTATGCGCCGCCCAAGCTCCTCCTCCCCTATCCCTGAGCCGTGTAGCTCCCTATAGGTGTGGACGTGGCTCGCTTCGTCCATGCTATGCCAGTGCACTGACGCGGGATGCTGATAGCCCCAGTCAATGCTGATCCATCGAGGATGCCACGGTTGAATCTCCGCCCGCCTAACGTGGCGCTCCTCGCTGAAGCAATCGAAGTATGTGCCGGCAAGGATGTCCCACCTGCCTTTCAGGTACGCCGTCCGCATCTTCTCCGGCAGCGTTGCCAAGTCCTTGTAGTATTGCTCGCTTAGGTGGGGATTCTCTGAGGGTAGCGCCTGTATGAAGTGGAACTCTTTCGCTAAACCTTGCTCATGGAACTCGGGCGGGAATTTCTTCGTGATCCAATAGTCCTTTACCCACTGATGCCCCTTGCCGCCAGGATTCGTCGCTCCGCCAAACAACGGCCTATCTACCCCCGGCCAGCGCAACCTCATGCGTAGGAAGTTGAATATCCCCACTTCATTGCGGGTTAGCTCATCTACGCCAATGGCGGCAAACTCGGCGCTCAAATACTTGCTGGGATCGTCCAGGTTTCTGAGACTTATCACTCCGCCGCCGTGCTCCTCATTGAGCACAAACTCTCTGCTGTCGCCTAGTTTCAACCTGCCCAGCCATGATGGAAACTCAAACCGTATCTTCGAGATTTGCCGGTCGTCAAGGCTTGGATAATCCTCACACATCAAGGCAACCCTGACATGCTTTAACCCTAATTGTTTGTACAGGTTACAGAGAACGGCGACAAGCCACCAGCGAAGGATGTAACTCTTGCCTGGCCCTGCCGATCCGCCAAA